GATGCGTATATTCCTCCAGGATCATTTGCGTATGTTGCACCATCTGAAGTGGTAATACCATTACCCCCATAGATTTTATCAGCAGCATAAACAAAAGCAAAAAATTCAGGAATTTCTGAACCTGATGATATTTTATCGCAACAAATAACACCTTTATATACATCCCATTGGGTTTGTGTGGTTTTTGCTACAGCATAATCACGTCTAGCTACGGATAAAGGCCATTTTATTTTTGTGTAAATTGTGTGTAGGAATGCTCCAGGCAATTCAGAAAAATCATACTGAGATTGCCAATAATCATTCTCTAATCTAGATATTTCTTTTGTTGATGGTCTTTTTTCGTAATCCGAATATTTTTTTATACTCTCACCACCATCTGCTTCAGCTAATCCCATTTTATCGCCAATATACCAATTATTAGTAAAATCATAAAAATTCCACCAGACTGAGGATTTTGCATTATATGGAGTGGAATAAAACCCGTAATTTAAATCAGAAATACGATTAGTACCATAATCATTTAATACTCGAATGTTTTCTAAAACATCATCAGTAACAACATCATTAGGTGATATGTGTTTCCATTTTTTAGCATCATCTTTATAATTATAGGATATTTCTGTTCTTTTTAATCCTCCACCAACATCAACAAATGCACGATATGGGTTTGCCCAATCAGGAACAACTCTTACATATTCACTAAACAAACAACCAGAATCAAATAATTTTATTGGCGAAATATCATTAATAACTTCCATAGAAACTACGGTATCTTGATAATGTTCGTCTTGACCTCGCATACCCGATAAATTATAACTTCCTTTAGCATTAGTTGTGTCTGCTAATAGTCCTTCTATGCATTTAAAATTCCAGTTGTTTAAGTCTTCCCAAAAAAAGAAATTAGCTGCATGTTTATTTTCTTCGTAACATGCATACTCGCAAATATAATTCATTACTTGTGATACTCTTAGATTATTTCCTATTTTATAAAATGGATAAAAGAAATTTTCGGTTTTAACCCAAATATCATTATAAGTATTATGAGATTCTACAGGTTTTTCAGAATATGAAGTCATTTGCTCTTTAGACATTATTTTCTGAACAAAACCCAGAGAAGGCATTTGTCCTTCTGCCTTATGATATTCTCCTGCATCAAAACCATCGGGAACTTCTATTCCAATAGAAGAAGAACCTTCAATAACATTTTTTGAAATTTTTCCTATAAAATTATTAATAAAATTAGCATCAAAATTTCTATAAACAAATTCATCTGAAGCAAATTGTATTGTTACTTTATTTGTAGTTCCTGAAGGTCCGTGTATTGCTTTATCCGCAAGATCTCCAGAAATATTAATACTAGTAATTCTAAATTCATAGTCAGTTCCGTCTAATGTAAAAAAAACATTATCAAAGGATGATAAATTCAATTGATCCATAATGAATGTTGAATCGTAAAATTCAAGAGTTCCTAATATGCTTTCAGCAAACATATCTTCAGTAATAATAATATTATCAAATATATGAGATTCGTATTCTAAAGTGTCTGTTCTTGGGTAAATATTAAAAACTGTTCTATCACTTTTAATAATAGAAACCTCACTAATACTGATATTTGGAAAATCTACAGGATCTTTTGTTATCATTATAACTCACTCGTTTTTATAATTAAATCTTCAGATACTAGTATATCCTTCATTATTTTTTGTTTTAATAATCGAGTATTTTCTCCACTTATATAAGAAATATTTAATCTATTTTTATATTCTATGTCTAATAATTGCTTTTTTAACGTAACGAAATTAGTGTTACCAAGGGCATTTTGATAACCAGAAAGATATACTGATAACCAATCATCCAATACTGTAGGATTTAAAATACTACCACTAGTATTAACGTATAATGTAGAATCTATATATTTTTGAATTGACAATAACTGATGATTAATATTTTTTATTAAATTATATCGTGGAGTACGACTACCACTCCATCTCCAAAACGAAACAATTGTTCCAGATGGGTCATCTAAATATAATGGTATAGTATCAGAAAATTGATAAGATCTAACAAAAATTCGTTTATATAAATTATCAATTGAATCTATTATACCAATATATTTGTTACTATTTCCAAACTGCTGCAGTATTAGGTGATCATTTCCAGAGGAAATACTAGAATAAGTTCCAGCAAAAGCAGTTAAACTTTGATCTTCTTGAACTCCATTACAACCACTACTTTGATTATACTTGGAAAATACTCCAGAAAATTCAACACGATCTTCGTATAATATAGCGGTATGTTTTTCTCCAGCAGATATTGCAATTATATCAGACGGAAAAGAAGTAACATTACACTGACCATAGGTATTACCACCCCAGGCAGTCAACCCATCACCATGCTTCTTTAATACAACATGGGTTTTTCCTGCAGCAAGAGTATCACAAGTAAAACCAGAAACATTAACACCTCCTGATACTACTCCACTAGTACAAAACGAAGCCGTAAATCCAGCTCCCCATACTACTGCTGTATTATCTAAAGTTTTAATACCAACACAAAAATTAGATCCACAAGCAATATTACTGTAAGTTGCCCCCATATCTCCAGAAGCAGTCCATCCAAAATGTCGAGTAGAACCATTAGTATTAATTCCTACACCACCACAAAGACCATTAGAAGTCCATGCAATTTTTGTTAAAGCAAAGGAACCAGTAGAATAATCATTAAATTTAGTACAATCTCCAAAACATGTTGCTGTATTGTCTTTAATAAGAATAAGGGTACCACCGTTAGCCTCAATATAAGAATGTCCACTATTATCCGATTTCCACAAATTATTAGTTTTAGAAAATCCACCAGAAGGGCTAAAATTACCCCAAACATACACATGTCCAGTTGTCGTTAAACATGCAGTAAAGTAATCACCACAACTAGTCTGTATTATTGAGGATTGATCATTAAAATTATCAGGAATAACGGTTTGGCCATATTGAGGAGAACCACAAGAAGATGCGGAGGTAATTCCTCCAGATCCATAACAAACAACAGAATGAGGTCCAGTACCAGTTTCATAGACGATTAAGTCTCCTGCAGACAATCCACTAAAATCAATTCCATCGTATGGATTTGTGGTAGTACTATTAAAATTAAATGTATTTCCAGGAATAAATTGAGATGTGTTGGCAAATTGATATTCCCAGCCATCATATTCAGCATTTATTCGGTCAGTATAACTAGACTGTATTTGCCCCCATTCAGTTAATGGATTTTTAATATTATTAGTTAGAAAAAATGACCAAAATAAATTTGAATTATTGTATAGTGTATTTGCTAACGCATCTGGTCGTTGTCCAGATAGAACATAGGTTAATAGGGTATTAGGTGTGTCTATTTCTAATTTAACAGACTTAAAGATATTGGTTACTGAAAGAGTAATACCTCCAAAATCATAATTAATTTTTGGAAAATGTTCAATCATTTAACTATTATTTAACCTTTCTGAACGACTAATAATGTTAAGATTTCCTGATCCGTCTTGTAATGCTGGCTCTAATTCAATAAACCCTAATTTTATATTTATAGCTAAAGGTTTGAAATCACTGGTAACGAATGGCGCATTCAATATCGGAGATCTATTAATATCCACTTTTTGTAATACTGAAACCAATGGCTGACCGTCCCAATACGATTGTGTTAAAAAATCGTTATTTGATCCAACAACGATAGCTTTAAAACACCAAACAGGAGGATGAATCATGGTCAGAATAGAACCTGAAGACACAATAGGAAATACGTTTGTTTGGAAAGTTAAACCAATATTATTAGCAACTTCAGCTTGTGCTGCATTTTTTGCAATCATGAGAATATTGAATGTATGGGTTCTTCTTGCTCCTGGTTTCAATATACTTTCAAAATGATCAAATCTAACAACTCCACCACCAGTAAACATAGAATTAGCTGTTTCAAAAAATGCATCAAACTGAGCAGAAGCCATTTGACCTAGGTTACCAGTTTCTATGACTCGTTTATTTAAACTACCACCAGCTTCATAATTTTGACTGTTTAATGTGTTGTGCTCTTGTGGATAAGGTATCAAAATATTATTATATGCCTGATTAATAACGTGATCTCTTGTTCTGTTTCTTGAAAATGTGCTATAATTTGCACAATAAAAAGACATCCAGACAGGAATATCTTTCTCAAAAGGATCATTTCTTGGTGGAAATTGTATTATATTCATGGGATTTGTATAGATATATAGTTGTAGACATGGCATACAAAACTAAATATAAACCAGAATTTAATGATAAATACGTAGGCAATCCAGAAAACATTGTCTGTAGATCTAATTGGGAACGTAAATTCTGTAAATATTTAGATAAAAACGAAAACGTTATTCGGTGGTCTAGTGAAGAACTGAAGATTCCATACATCTCAACAATAGATAAACAAATTCATCAATACTATCCTGATTTCTTGTTTGAAGCTAAAAAAGACAACATTATTGAAACTTATGTGATAGAGATAAAACCAAAAAAGCAAACGTTAAAGCCAGAGAAAAAAAAGAATAAAAAGGCTCATCTTACCGAATGCATTACTTACGAGACTAATATTTGTAAATGGAAAGCTGCTGAAATATTCTGCACACAAAGAGGTTGGAAATTCAAAATTTTAACAGAAGATAACCTTTTCAAGAAATAACATGGCAAATACTCCCTTAAAATCCGATATAACGACACTAATAACCCAGTTCGAAACAATGTCTGGATTTCAGCGATCTAATAGATTCAGAATATCTATAACTCCTCCAGCCAAGTTAACAATACCAAAAAATATTCCGATATTTGCACAAACTGTACAAACACCATCTCAAGCCATTCTGTTCAGGCAAGACTTTATGTCTCCTTCGGGACCACCGATTGATGTTCCTTTACGTAGAATTTACGATGAACGATTTATTGTGGAATTCATAATAGACGGCAGATGGGATATTAGAAAGTTTTTTGATGGATGGATGGATTTCTTGTTTGTTAATTCTGATTCTACTACAAAAAATTCAACTAATGTTAATTACTGGAGTAATGTTGTTGGCACATTTGTTATTGAAGCATTAGACATAAATGATAACATAAAACAAACAATAACCCTCTATGATGCATGGCCAAAAATGATCATTCCTTCCCAAATGAGTAATGATACACCAAATCAATATTTAGTTCTGATTGTTGATATTAATTATCGGTATTATAAGTTATCGTAAAGGATATGTTATGGCATTAAAAGATTTAATAATTTCCTCGTTTCCCCAGTATTGTGAAAAATTAGCATCAGGTAAAGATGTGTGTTTTCGCCCAATGGTGGTTTCTGAAGAGAAATCTCTATTATTGGCAAAACAAACACAAGACAAGTTAAGTATATTAAAGACATTAATAGGCATTATATCCTCATGTTTTAATGAATCTAATCTGAAAGACTATAGTATTTGTGATCTAGAAAACGCATTTTTATTATTACGAGCTAAATCATTAGGAGAAATTGAATCGTTTACTATTAGATGCCCAGAAACAAACGAAAAAGTAACTCTTAATGTAAATTTAAATACAGACATCAAGATAAAAAAATCAAAAATAAGTCCTAAAATTAAGTTGAATGGTGAATTGATTTTAGTGTTAACGCCACCAACAATACAAACATTACTTAAATACCCTAATTATAATACAGATTCTGAAAATATCTATGAGTTTATTTCTGGTTGTGTTAAACAAATAATTACTAAAAAAGAAGTAATAGATTGTTCGGATAAGTCTCAGGAAGAAATTGTAGATTTTATTAAAAATTTAACTCCAAAGCAATTCTCTCTTATTGTTGAATATTTTGATTCATTGCCAACACTACACATAACACCAGAATACACAACATCAGATGGTGTTACTAGAAAAGTAACCATAAAGGGTATATTTGATTTTATTAATTTTTTTTTTGATCACATAACCTTAGAATTATTCTATCGTCAAAACTTTCAAATGAAATATTATCACCATTACAGCATAGAAGAAATAGAAAATATGATTCCATGGGAACGAAGTGTGTATTTAGAACAAATCAGAATGCATCTAAAAGAAGAGACTAACAGAGTAAATAACACAACAGAAATGAGTACTTATGCTTAATCCAGAACAAAAAATGAAAGATATGTTTGGGTTTTTTAAAACTAGTTCTATAGAACCATATCGTCCAGGAAACCCAAACAGAGCAGACGAAGAAGATGATCGTAATAATGATCCTCTTTCTTTGCTACCACACAGAGGCAAGGCTCCAGAAGACTACGAAAATCCAGAGGAAGAAAGAGCTCCCCCTAGAGTACATCATAACAATTCACCACGTAAACCCCCAAAAGAAGATAAACCAGTTGCTATAAGTTTTACCAAAGCATTTGCAGAAGCAAAATCTGCAGTGCATAATCGTAAAAGTATTGCGGATGTGGTATCTAAAACAGGTCGATTGTTTGATATAATCCGTAAAGCTTCTGGTGAATCAGAAAATACTGGTGGAACCTCAAACACAAACGCCAGCGCAACAAATAATACTAATAATACAAGCACAACAATTATTAGTACAGATTATGTTTCTGGTTTGCGAAGAGATTATCAACAAATGCCTAATTGGAGAACCCAAGGCGGATAATAAAAAACCCCCATTTCTGGGGGTTTCTTTTAACTTAAATAAAAACTAAATTATTACTCGTTACCAAGTGACTTAAGATACGTATCAACATCAACATCTTCGGTTTCTTGCTTGGGAGCATTTCGACCAGGACGTGTCCCTTGACGAGCCTTTGTGTCTGACTCAAAAGTATCCTCTTCACCTGCTTCACTACGAAGATTACCGCCAAGGGCATCTACAAGCTTCACCTTGAGTTCTGCATACGACTTGAATTCCTTTGGATCAACAAAAGGCTTCAGCGGATACTGGCTGTTCCACAAAGCTTCAATCTTAGCATCATCACCATCAAACACAGCAGATGCTGCGCTGAACTCACTCTTGTCGTAGTTAACGTAACCTTCAACCTTACGAATCTTCAACTTGAAATTAGCACCCTTCCAAAAGTCAAACGGATTGACTGTTGATTCGTCTGCAAATTCAGGATTCATTTGTTCTTGAATCTTGTCAAAGATCTTCTTTCCGTACTTAAACAAGAACACCTTACCCTTGTTTTGTGGAGTTGCTGGGTCTTCCACAATCAAAATATTAGAAGTGTAGGAAAGCTTGCGCTTACGATCACGAGCAATATTCTTATCGCTTTCAGTACCTGAAGCCCAGAGTTCACTGTTGCCTTCACATACTGGACACTTTTGACCAAGTGTTGTTGGGCAATTGTGAATGAACCAGCCACCCTTACCACGGAATGCATGTTGGTAAGTCTTGACCCACGGAATGTCCTCGCCTTGTACTGCTGGCAAGAACCGAATTACGGCGTATCCGTTACTGGCTGCATCCAGTACTGGTCGCCACATACGATCATCCTTGTAATCGTTAGTTTTGTTTTGCTTCTCCAACTCAGATTGGAGTTTGCTGAAATCCGACGAATTCTTCTTCAAATTTTTAAATGACATGTAGTATCTCCTTTTATAAGAATAGTATACAAGCTAAAACGTGGTTGTCAAGTCAGAATAGTAATTTTGTTGTTTTTTGTAAAAAATTCAAATCTTGACCTTCTTGTTGGATTTTTTCCACAATAGGCTTAGAAAGGATTTTTCCTACACTTTCAACAGGCAGATCACTAGATTCACATATATTAATAACAGCGTCCATATATGTGCTTTTCCATTGTTCTACATACTTTTCTACTTGACGACAAAAGTCGTTTTGTGTTTCATTATCAAAAAATAGCACCATGATACACATATATATAACAGCTTTAACAGATTATACAGATTACTTGGAGAAATAAATGCCAGACATTAATGCAAACCTAACCGTCGATATTACAGGAAATACTGCCGCTATTGCTACCGATTATGTTAATAATACACATTTTCAGGTAAATAAACTTGCCTGGGGAGATACTGGTGCAGCAAACCGAGTAAGTACTAGTTCTCCGTTTCCTGTGGACATTCGTTTGGCTACTGCTACTGTAGGAGTCACTGGTAGTGTTGCTGGATTAGGCAATTTTAAAGTTATTAACGGAACATCTACCACGTTAATTGTCTCAGGAACTACCAGTTCTAGTTATACTCCAGTTCAAATTAATGGAACAATTCAAGGAGTTACTTCTGGTGTTTTAGTTGGTGTTACTGGTACTCCA